AAAAGAGTCAAACAGGTCATTATTTATTTCATGAAGAGGCTTAGATCGAACTCCGCGTATGTATCCTACATTTGAGTAGTCAATTGAATTTGCTAATTTAACTAATTTATTTGGGTTTTTAAAAATACCGTCTCTAGATGCAATCATATTATATTAAAGGATATAGATATCCTCTCCTCTTGGTTTAAGTTAGGCATGACATAATGTTTTAACCAACTAGGAAATAAAAATAATTTATTTATACTAGGAGTAAACCACCAGGAAGAACTATACTTATTATATTCTTGCCAATCACAATTATCCCAATCATACACCATGACGTCTTTTGCAGGGTGGATAAAGACTAGATTGCCACTGTTATCACTTACTTGACTATAATAAACGCCTGAAAGTATTGAACCTGGATGGGTATGTTCTATGTTATAATCTTTATAATTATTAATATTAATCCACATATTTTCTATAGATAAAGTTTTTTTAATTTTAAGGTCTTTATTAAAAATATTTACATGCTCCATAATTTTATCAACAATATTAATTTTATCCTGAACGTTAGAGGATTGCCAACCAGTTAAATTACTTTTAATTACTCCGTTAGATTTGTGTTTTATATCTAAACAATTTAATGATATTGCTTTGGCATCTAAATCTAGTTGAGATTCATAGACCGGACACGTAAATAAATTATTAATCATTTCCAAGGGGGACCTAAACACCAAAGAACTAATGAAGTTCTTTCTCCACTTAATACAGGTCTTACTTGATGAGGGACAAAAGAAGGAAACACCACTACAGTTCCCTTTGGTTTTATTCTATCTAAAGTTATAACGTTTCGACCATGCTCATTATTTCTAAGATCTATTTCAAAATCACCACCAGTATATTCGCTAGGATCTGTAAGATTTATAGTTGCAGATAATTTTCTAACCTTGCCCTTATAATTAGGATGAGACTGATCCCCAAAAGGTTCTGGTAAATCATCAGAATGCCAACCGTAAAATTGATCTCCATCTTCAGTATCTGATCTATACTTAGTAAACTGCATAGATTCACTCCAATCCCAATTAAAATTCCAACCTGCGTTTTTGTTTGCTGTATGAATATAAGGAAGGACTTCATCGTAAATCCATTTATCATCTAAAAAACAAATATCAGATTTTCTTATATTTGCATTGTCAGACACTTTACCTTCTGGCCCAATCAAACCTTTTTGTAATACTTGTGAGTTTCCATATTTTACAATTTCATCACAAATTTTTTCAGGAATTGCTTTTATAAAGCACCAATAGTATTCTTTCAATCCAATCATTCTTTATGATTGAGAGTATAGATTAAATTTTAAAAATGTAAAGTTAGATTAAGACCACTCGCCGGCTTTAACATACGTATAAACAGCTTCCATATTCCAAACACCAGAACCGTAAAAACTAAATGGTTGTGCAGGTGCTTTAATACGAACAACTCCTGATCCACCAGCTCCTCCTGGCGTACCTGATGAGTGTCCGTCACCGCCTTGTCCTGAATTAGCAGAACCAGAACTTCCACTAGCACCACCTGGGCCACCTTGACATTTAGGTGCTCCTGGAAAAAGTGTAGGCTCTACAGACGGTCCGCCTGAAGTTCCTGAAGCCGCGCCTCCCGCGCCGCCTCCACCGCCTCGTCCGTTTGGCGTAGCCGTTCCTGGATTTCCTTGTGGTGGACTAAAAGGAGGTGTATTTCCTGTTCCTTGAGATCCCGCTCCTGGGCCTCCTGGACCTCCCGATCCTCCTCCGCCTGATCCTCCCGGACCGCCGGAATCGGTTGCATTTCTTCCTGCTTTTCCACCACCTGTTGCAGTGTACATTGTTGAACCTTCACTGCCACCAGGATTAAAAATTGAATCTGCTCCTTTAGTATTACCGCTAGTAAAACCACCTTGGCCACCAGCTCCAACCGTTATAGCGACTGGTCCTGAAATAGGAACACCAGTTATTTGACGAATTCCGCCTGCGCCTCCTCCGCCACCGGACTGGCCCATTGCTCCGCCGCCGCCGGCTATGACACAAATATCAACAGAACTTACCGCAGCTTGAGGTAAAGTATAAGTTCCATCAGAGTTAAAAGTTTCAGTAGCTTCAGTAGTTTGACCACTGTTTTTAACTGATGCTCCTGTTACTCCACCGTTTAATCTGTTAGTTGCCATAATTAATCTCCCGTGTAATTTGTATCTAAAAATTGTGCAAATGTAAACCCACTATCTGACCACGTGCCACTAGCTGGATCCCATGCATACAATGTTACTTGATCATCGCTTGGTCTTGGTTGACCTTCTGCAGCTCCACCATCCTCTAATTGACCAACATGTCTTTGTTTATGTTCGTCCCAAGATAAAGCAGTTGCTTTTCCATCAATTTGATAATTGTCTGGATGACTTTCATTAGGCCATTGTATAGGTGCTTTCCATTGACATGTATCTTCATCAAGAGTCCAAGAATCATGCGTTATTGCAAAATTACATTTCATTGGTCTTGGTGGTATGAAAGCATCTTTTGTTGCATCATAGGTGTGACCTATTCCTGCGTAATTTTTTCTAAATGCTTTTGTTTGATCAGCACTTTCTGAAGGAACTCCTTCTGAATCAAAGGTATAGTGTTTACCAGCTCTAGTTCCGAAAGAAGTTTTTTTCCAATAGTTTGGAGAAATATCTCCATGAACTGATGTTAAAAAAGATATTGCGTTTTCTTCAGATCCATTTTCATCAGAGTCGCTTACAACATGAACTGAAACAACTGTGTTGTTTTCATCGATTTTAGCATAATGTGCCATAATCGTCTCCTACGCGTCGTTTAGAATTTCGTAATTAACAGTTATAACAGCGTCTGAGTTAGCACTCGCGCCACCCTCAAGATTATCACCTTCTTCAAGATAGATAGTAGAGTTTTTATCAAATGCAATCAATGTAGAATCTGCTGGCACAGATACTGTGCTTGCGATTGCAATTGGTGATCCACCTGATTTAGTTATAAAAAGTGAAACGTCTACTGAACTTGAACCGTCAATGTTTGCAATTATAATGTTATTAATTTTAACAAGTGTATCTGATGCTGCTGCTAAAATCTCTGTAGTAAGAGTAGTAGTCAAAGCCGCTTGTACCGACTCACCTGTTATCGATGTTACGTTTACTAGATTTGGGTTTGCCATAGTTTATTTTCTCCTGTTTGTTTTTTATCCGAAAACTAATGCCATTGCAATAGATTTTCCAACTGTTGCTGCGGTATTTCCGTTAATTTGCACTTGACCTGTTCCTTTTGGAACAAGATTAAGACTAACATTAGTTTCTCCAGAAGCCGTAAGACTTGGGGCATTTCCTGAAGCAGCGTTAGCTAGCGTAATTTCATTAACTGCTGAACCTGTAGCTGTTAATAAAAATAACTCATTGCCATTTGTATCTAAAATAGATGTACCAATTTTAGGACTAGTTAAAGTTTTGTTTGTTAATGTTTGTGTGCCTGTAAGTGTTACGTCTCCACTTCCAAAACCAGTGTCATAAACACCAGTGTTTGTTGCTACACCATCAAGATAAATAATTTTATGTGACTTATCTGTTGTTGCAAAAGTAACCGTTGCACCTGAACCAGATGCTGCTTTTAATTGTACTGTGTAAGCACCTGAAGTTGCGTTTTCAATAATATAAAACTGTTCTGTAAGTAATGGAAAAGTTACAATTCTATTTCCAGTAATACTTCCTGTTAATTTAAGAACTCTTTGTTGAGCGGTACCTGTTAAAGCACCATTGTCAATATCTAGAGCTGTTGTTCCAGCACCCCCTGCAATAGATACTTCTAAATATCCACCAGCTAATTGTTCAATAAGTTGTAAATTAGCGTTTGTTTTATTTCCCCAAGTACCCGCGTTTTCGCCGGTATTCATTAGTTCAATACCAAGATCAGTATATGATGATGCCATAATTTTTCTCCTATGCTCTTTTCAGTTAAGCTACATCTGTATAAGATGTATTACCTGTTATGTCAATATCATTATAATTTGTATTTCCAGT